TCTTCGCGATGCCGGACGCGGCCGACTTGAACTCGCCCGAATTGCCGCGCGTGGAGATGTCGCCCGTGGCGCTGCTGATCGTCGCCGAGCCGCGCTTGGCACCACCGACCATCCCGCCCAGCGTGCCGCCGATCGCCGTGCCGATCACCGCGCCGATCTTGCCGCCGGCCGGGGCCGCCAAGCGCGCTGCCGATCGCGGTCCCCGCCCGCCTTGCCGAGCGCGCCGCCGATCGCCGCTCCGGTCGAGTTGCTCCGCCCGCCGAAGATCGAGGTAAAGACGCTGCTGGCGAGCTGGCCCTCGGCCGCGCCCTTGAGCGCGCCGGCGACGACGCGGCCGATCGTCGCGCCCGCGCGCTCGCCGATCAGGACGCCCGCCACATTCCCGACTGTCTTGGCGAAGAACGCGACCGGTCACGGAGCCGATTGCCGGTAACGACGATGTCGTCGTTCGCGGAGTCGGCCGCCGCGCCCGCGGCGTCGGCCTGGGCCGTGCCCGCCTGGCCGCTCGCTGCGCCCTCCGCCGCGTCCCCGAGCCGGGCGATCGAGGCGGCGGCCTTGTCGACCGCGACCTGCATCCGGTTGGAAGCGTCCTCGACCGTCTTGGTGCCGCGGACCTGGTCCTCGAGCTTGCGGAACGTGTCGCCGAACAGGCTCTCGACCAGCACCTCGGTTGAAAGCCGCTTGAAGGCGCCCAGCAAACGGCCGGGCAGATCCTTGATGCCGTCGAGCCCGCCGCCGATCGCGTCGGTGATCGCGCCCTTCACCTCGCCGAGCGCCTCCAGGTATTTCTCCTGCTTTTGCCGGATCACGTCGAGCTGGCGCTCCTCGGCGCGCAGCGCCTCGACGGTGGCGAGCACGGCCTCCTTTCGCGCCGTGCTCAGCGGGCCCATCTGTTCCTCGAGCTGGAGGATGATCCCGGCCGCCTGCGCCTCGCCCTCGCGGCCTTGGCTGAGCAGCCGGACGTTGGCGATCGCCGCGCCCTGCTGCTCCAGGAACTCCTGGTACGGCCGGTTGACGCCCGCCTGGATCACGCCCCGCGCCCGCTCCGCGTCGGCGAGCAGCACGGCCAGGTTGGGCGGCTTCTTGCGGTTCAGGTCGTCAACGATGTCGTCGAGCTGGCGCAGCGCGGTCGCCGCCTGCTCGATCAGCTTGGGCTGGCCAGCGAACCGGCCCGCGATCCCGGCGATCCGATCCGACGCGTCCTCGCCGAACTCCTGGAGCGCCGCCACTCGCGCCGAGTCGTCGCGCGGCTTGGGCGGCGTCCTGGGTCGTCGAGTGGGGGCATCGCGGCGCAGGCTTGGCGCAAGGCTGTTGGTGTCGAGCGAACGGTCGATGGCGTCAGCGGTCCGGCGCGCCTCGAGCGCGTTGACGCGGTCCGCGATCGCCTTTCGCAGCTGCTTCTTGGAAACCGAGAGGCCAGAGTCGTCCAGCTTCTCGCTGATATCAAGAGCTTGCTCATCCGTGACCTTTCCGGTCCTGAGCTGCTCTAGGAGTTCCCGCTGCTGCGCCGCGCGCCGGTCAGCACCGAGCTGGCGCCTGCGGATAGCTGCCGGACTGCGGCCTTTCAGGATCCCATCGCCTAGCAGGCCAAGCCGATCCACGATGCCCCGCTCGCCGACTTCGCCGAACGTCTTCTGAGCCGACTTCAGCGCCGTGGCGGCGTCGGCTCTCAGCTCGATGGCCTTCATCCGCGCGTTGATGCGGAGCGCTTCGGTGTTCGCGTTGATCTTGCCGGTCTGAAGGTCGAAGATTTCACCGAGCACGCTCTGCGCCTGCGACAGCGCGTCCGAGGCTGTGAGGTTGCTCTGCGCCGCCGCCTCGTTCTCGAACAGCTTGCCCGTCAGCTGGCCGACGACGACGCCCGCGGCGAGCACGACCGCGCCCCAGGGCCGGCGAAGAACTGACCGACGCGGCCGACCCGCCGCCCATCTGAGCCGCCGCGCCCGCCGCTGGCCGGCCTGCTGCGCAAAGGCGAGCACGAACGGCGTGCCGAGCGAGAGCTGCTGGGTGAAGTCGCCGAACTGGATGCCGAGCTGCTGGGTGGCGGCACGCTGCGCGCCGGCCGACGTGGCGGCGGTGCCGTGCGCCTGGCTGATCGCGCGCGCTCCGCTCGCCGCGGCGAGCTGGTTGCGGGCGAGCGCCGCGCTTTGCCGCGCCAAGCTGGCTGGCCGAAGCCGCGCCGGCTTTCTGCGCGTCGGCGGTCGCGCGGTCTGCGCGGCGGTGCCGGCCTGGGCGGTCCCGAGCGAGCTGGTCGCCGCTTCGAGCTGGCGCGCGGCGCCCGCCGCGCCGGCCTGCGCCCCTTTCAGCTTCTCGACCTCGTCGCGGCTGAGCTTGAGCTGCCCGACTAGACCGGAGCCGTCGCCTGAGCCGGACGGAAAGAACGAGATCGGTCATCGCCGGCTCAGCCCGCGCCCGCCAGCGCGTCGAGCGCCGCCAGCTCCATCACGCGCAGATCGGCAGCGTCGCGCGCGTCACTTCGATCTCCAGCAGCCGCGCGGTCGGCTCGACCGCCCCGTAATCGATCCGAGCGGATCCCCGTCATCGGGTGCGCCGCCATTGCGTGTCGAGCGCGTAGAACAGCCGACCAGGCCGGCGTCGGCCTCGGCCAGCTCGATCTCCTCGTCCTCCGCGACGGGCGCGCGGCCGGCAGTGGTGCCGAGCGTCAGCGCGTCGTCGGCCGGGACGGCGGGTCCGCCGCGCCGCCGGCCCAGCGGCGCGCGACGGCCATCAGTTTCCCGCTCTTGTGTCCTTGCGCCCCGCCCGGCACGCGCTCCACGCCCGGACCGTCGCGATGAACACGTCGCCCGGCATCGCCATCAGCTTGCGGACATTCTCGGTCTCGAACTTGAGCGGCTCGCCATTCTCGGCCTCGACGCCGCGCCAGTCGGTCGCGACCCGCATCACCAGCTCGGCGTACAGGCTGGAGAGGAAGTGCTTGCGCTCCTCCTCGCTCGCCGCTTCGTGCCGGTCATCGGCCGAGGCGGCGAGCGCGTTGGCCTCCTTGCTGAGCGCGACGGCCGCGTCCTCGTCGAGCAGCAGGAAGCGAAACTCGCAGCGGTTCTCGACCACCTCGCCCTCCTCGGTCACGCCAGGGAAGACAACCGGCCACCAGGCGCGCGGATTGGAGACGATCTTGACCATGATCAGCGCGCCCGGATGAGGAGGTCGTCGGACCCGTTGCGGATGTTGAGCCCGAAGGTGATGTCGAGGAACATGACGTCGTTCCGCTCCGACCGCTCGATCGCGGTCACCTGGAGGTAGCTGCTCTCCAGCTCGATGATGTTGCCGGCGACGGTGCCGTGGTTCAGCGCGATCGGCACCTCGGCGCCGGTATCGAGCGTCGAGAAGAAGTTCTTGGCGGCCAGGTCCGGCGCCTTGCCGCGGATCCGGCCGGTCAGCGCGTGATTGCTCCGGCTGACATATTCCTCGCCGACCAGCGCGACATGTTCGTTCGCCGCGCCGTCCTCCATCGTCAGGCTCTCGAGCGCGAGCGCGAAGCCGTCGATCGTGAAATCGGTATTGGCGGTGTTGACCTCGAGCGGGTCCTTCCAGCGCGTGAAATCGGACGCGGCGCCGGGCGCGACGCTGTCGACCGCGGGCGGCGGCGGCAGCAGCCCGACGAAATCGAACTTGGCGAACGGGTAGCGCCCGGCGGTGAAGTCGAGCCCGAACTTGCCGCGCGAGCCCAGCGCCCGGCTGCGCTGACCGCCCATCCAGTGGTGCGCGGTGAGCGACGAAAGCACGACGCCGACGCCCGCGAACTTCTGCTCGGCCTTGGTCGCGGCGGTCAGCGCCGGCGCGGCCATTCCGCAAGCCTCGAGCAGCTCCATGAACGGCGAAGCGGTCCCGGTCGCGCCGGAGCCGGCGAGGTCGAGCTCAAAGCCGAAGCTGGTCCGGCGCTTGGTGTTGGCGCTCCTGGTGCGGCCGCGGCCGGGCAGATCGAGATCGCGCCCGAGCGTGTCGACCTCAAGCGGCCGCGACGTGAAATTGCGGGTGACGACGGCATTGGCGGCCGGGGTCGGCGCGGCGTCGGTGCCGTAGACGCCTTCCTTCTTGAGGAGGATGACCTTGACGGTATCGGGCATGGCTCAGCCTTCCTGGCTTGGTTCGATGGGGTTGGCGTCGGCCGGGTCGCTGGGTGGGGTCGCGTCGCGCGGGTCCGGCCTGCCGTCGAGCGCGGCGAGGCGGGCGGGGCCGCTCACCGGCAGGCCGTGCGCGTCGAGCACCCGCCCCGCCTCGTCGCGCTCGACCGGCCGGGTGGGCTCGTCCTGGGTCACTTCCGGCTCGGCGCTTCGTGCTTTGCTCATGCGTGCTTCCTCAATCTCCAGGCGGTCCTAAAGCGGACGCCCCAGCTGACTGTGCTTGCGCTGACGGACAGGAGCCGCGCGCCGAGGAAGTCGCAGGCGCGCGTGGCGCCCTCCGGCGTCCAGCCCGCGAGCGCGTCGATCACCCGCGCTTCTTCGTCGTGCAGCTGCTCGGACACCGCGTCCTCGCGCCGGGCCGTGCCCTCGAGCACGAGCACCACCATGAAGGTGCCCGCGACGCGCTGGTCGTGAACGCCGATCGTCTCGTTCGGGCTCGCCTCGCTCCCGTCGGGCACCACGAAGTGCTGCGGCAGGATACCGGGCGCGTCCTTGATCGCCGCCAGCTCCAGCGCGCCGTAGACCCGCTTGCAGCCGGCACCCTTCAGCCGTTCGACGATCGGTGTCATCTTCATGGGGCTCGCTCCAAAGTGGTACTTTGCAGCGGTTGGGCGGCGCGGCGCTTCAACGCCGTCCAGACCCGCCAGCGTCGATCCTCGACGATCCTCGCTCCAAGTTTCCGTTCGAGGCGCTCAATTCGGTACCAGACCCGGCGCTCGACGCGGGTGAGGAGCCTCCAGTGGGCGGAGCAAACAAAGTCGACGTGTGCTGTGCCCCATCGTCTCAATGCCGTTTCAGCGCTCGTCCACCTCGAACATGCTGGAACTGCGCAGAAGATGCGCCGCGTCATGCCGGCGCGCCTCCGGCGGCGCCGAACGCGTCGGCCAAGTGCTCGCCGAGGATCTCTACGATCGTGCGACGGTTGACATCGTCAAAGCCGAGATAGGGCCTGGCAGGCATGTTCTGCTTGCGCGAATGCGCCGGATGGAGAGCGTGATCGCTTCTACGAGCTGCTTTCCGAACAGCTGATCGACGGTCCGCTTGTGCGGCTTGACCGCGATCGTCCGGATGTCACCAAATTGATGGATTGCGGCGTAGACCGCAGCGCCGCCGGACCGCTCGGGACCGGCTCCCGCGAAGTTGCTACCCCACTCGGCTCGGATCGAGCCCTTGAGGTCGCCCCGATCGCTCAGCGTCTGCCCGCCTTCCTCCCGTGCGCGGCGGGACTGGATCCACTTCGCCCCGCTGGGTCCCGCCTCGTCCTCGAACCGCTTTCGCGTCGAGGCGGCGAGGTGGTTGGCGATCTCCTGCATCGCGGGCGTCAGGTCGGCGCCGGCCGCGATCGCGCGGCCCAGGCCGGCCAAGAGGTTCTCCTCGAGCTCGAAGCGGATATCGATGCCCGCCATCAATAGTCGCTCCAGCGGCCGCGCGGGTAGACCCGCTCGCCGGGCGCGACCAGGATCGGCGTGGACGAGGGCGCCGCCGCCGGGCGAGTGAGCGCGGGCAGCGGCAGCTTGCCCTCGCCGATCCGCTCGAGCAGCCTGGTCTGCGCCTTGGCCTGTTCGGCCACGCCCTCCGGAGCGCCGCGCCGGTACAGCCGGGCGCGGGCGATGTCGCCGACCGCCAGCTTGACGATCTCCGGCACGACGCTGAGCGGCAGCGCGTAGATTGCGGAAACGTGGACCTCGGCGATCGCCTGGGCGGCGGTGAGCGCGCCGACCAGCAGGTTGCGGTCGATCCGGCCGGTGCCGGCCTCGTCGGTCATCCGCACCGTTTCCTCCAGCCCGAAGCGCGCCACGAAGTCGGCGATCGACAGCCACGGCGCGCCGCCGTCCGGCATCGTCCAGCCCGCCTCGATCACCGCGATCTCGCCGTCGAGCTCGAGCTCCTGCGCGCTCGCGTCGCGGATCCGCACGCTGGTCAGATAGCTCTCGCCGTCGGCGCCGCCGCCCCACATCAATTTGACCGCAGCGCCCTCGACCGCGCGGCCGAGCTCCACCAGCGCCGCGCCGCCGCCGCGCGCCGCGCTGGTGACGGCGAGGATCTCGACGATCGCCGCGCCGCCGAGCAGCGGCGCGAAATCGTAGAGGTAGACGAACTTCTCGGCGGGCTGCTTGATCTGGATCATCGGCGTCCTCCCCGGAAGCCGCGCGCCGACCCGGCGCGGCGGAACGCGCCCTTCGGCGCGGTGGTGAAGGGCGCGGCCGGGGCGGCGCCGAAGCGGCCGTGCGCGGGCGCGCCGAAAATATCGTTGGCGACGTACAGCGCCGCGATCGATGTCGCCTGCGCCTGGTGGCTGCTCCACGGGCCGAGCAGCACCAGCGGGACGAGCACCGACGATTGCGCCGCGCTGGCCTGCGCCGATGCCGCCGGGACGAGCTGGCTGACCGCCGCGATCGACGCCGCACCGGCCAACTGGTGTTGGACGGTTCCGATGGGGACCAGCGCCGCCGCCGGACCGAGCGCCGCGGTCGCGGTGACCTGGTCCTGCCGGATCGATGCCGGCACGAGTTGCCCCGCCGCCCCGATGACCGTCGAGCCGGCCTCGCTGATCTGGACCGCGCCGATCGGCGCGAGCTGCGCGGCGGCCGACAGGGCGGAGGCGCTCGCCGCCTGGACCTGATGAGCGGACGCAGGAGAGAGGGCCGCGTCCGCGTGCAGCGCCGCGGCGCCGGTGAACTGCGCCTGCGCCGCGCTCGCGGGCGAGAGGCTGGACGTGGCCGAGAGCAATGGCGACCCGGCAGTCTGGGCCTGCGTAGAGCCGGCCGGCGACACCGTGGATTGCGGCGTCAGGCCGGACCCGCTCGCGCTGCTCGTGCTGCTCGAACTGTTGGGCGCCACGCCGATGAACGCGTCCGCATCGTAGGTGAGGACGATCAGCCCGGGCGCGCCCGCTCCGCCCGCGCCGCGCCCACCGCCGCCGCCGCCGCCATAGCCGCCGACACCGCCGCCTCCGGCCTCGGCGCCCGTCCGGTCGGCCGAGCCGCCGCCGCCGCCGCTCGGCCCCGCGGTCGCTCCGTTGCTCGTCTGCGTCCAGATCGCCGACAGCCCGCCGTTGCCGCCCGCGCGAACGCCGCTCGCGAAAGCCGATCCGCCGCCGCCGCCGCCGCCGTTGGCGCCGTTCTGCCCGGCTTGTGCCGTGGTGCCGCCGGCACCCGCGCCGGTACCGGCGGTGCCGTGCCCGCCCGCGCCGCCGGTATTGGCATCGATGCCGTTCCCGCCGGCTGTCGAAAGGCCGCCGTTGGATCCACCGCCACCGCCGCCGCCACCGCCGGCCAGGCCGATCCCGCCGTTCCGGCCGTTGCCCGAAGGTCCGGCCGCCCCGCCGCCGCCGCCGCTCTGCGAGACGCCCGCATCCCCGCCAGCGCCGCCGGTGTGGAGCGTATCGCCCGCGGTTCCCGCGCCTCCGGCCCCGGCGAGGCCCGTTGTGCCGTTCGCGCCGGCCGTGGCCTGGACGGTGGCGGCCGAGCCGAACCAGGTGGCGAGGCCGCTGCCGCCGGCTCCCACCTGGCAGGCGATCGCCGCGCCGGTGACGGCCAGCGCCGTCTTGCGGGCGTAGCCGCCGCCGCCGCCGCCCTTTCTGGGATTGCTGATCGTCGCGGTGCCGTTCCCGCCCGCGCCCAGGCACTCGACCTGGACGGAGGTGACGCCGGCGGGAGGCGTCCAGCTCGTGGTGCCCGCGGCAAGGAAGACGATCGTGACCGGCATCGTTCAGCCCGTCACGCCGGCGCGCGGATCTCGTGATCCCAGCCGGCGACGTTGACCGTGCCGGCCCCGGCCGAGACGGCCTGGCTGGGCGCGTCGGTGGCAAGCTTGATCCGGAGGTTGACCGTGTCGAGGATCGCGACGTGGTTGGCGGTGCCGCCGATCGAGACGGGAACCCCATTCTTGGCCGCGACCAGGATGCGGCGGCCGGACACCGCGCCGTTGCCCAGCGTGAAGTCGCCCGGCGCCATTGCGACCTCGGCGAGCTTGAAGGTCGAGTTGGCTTCAAGGTACGTCGTCGGGAAGGCCGAGCAGACCACCTGCTTATTGCCGTTGATCTTGATGTCGTTGAGCGCCAGGTCGACGCTGGCGGTGTCGATGAACTTGCCCACGGATCAGGCCCCTTCGCTCGCGAGGGACGCATCCACGGCCGGGAGGACGCGCGCGCCGGTGGCGGCGAACACGGTTTTGGGGTCGATCACGACTGAGCCGACCGGGTAGGTGTGGATCGGCGGCTTGTCGCTGGGCTGGGCGCCGAACGCGGCGATGAAATATTCTTCGGCGCGCTCGTCCTCGAACGCGAGCGGCACCGTGGGCAGGAACTGGAGTGTGCCGTGGAGCCGCGCTTCGAGAAAGATGATCGACATCGGCGGTCCTCAAGTCAGAAGGGCATGAAGGCCAGCGAGCACAGCCGAGATGAAGAAGCCGGCCCCGGCGCCGTCGAGATGGTCCGCACGGGACCAGGGCGCCCGCCAGAAGCAGGCGAACGCGAGCACGGTAAGCAGTGCGGGGAGCAGCATCACGCCGTCTCGGTCGCGGCCGGCGGCGACGGTGGCGGCGGCGGCGGCGACGGGCGGCGGCGCTGGTGGCGGCGGCGGTGGCGGAGGTGGCGGCGGAGCAACCTTCTTCGGCGTCGGCGCCTTGGCGACCGCGCCGATCGCGAGCAGCTGGTCGCCCTCGCCCTTGGAAAGCTCGACGGGGTCGCCGCCGGGCATGATCTTCTCGCCGTCGCCGCGATCGAGCGGCGTGATCACTTCGTAGAAAGGCATGCCGAGTTCTCCGGCTGGAGGGGAACGACCGAGCGAGACAAGAGCCTCGCCCGGCATCCGGGCGCGATCGGGACTAGACCGCGGCCTGGAACAGGAAGCCCGCGTCGGGACCGACCACCTCCGGCGACCACTCGTCGAAGCAGTCGTTCATCCAACTGCGATAGTCGCCGACCCAGCGAGCGGGCTGCACGAACGGATGGTTGGCGAGGCGGTAGGTGTAGCCGAACGCCGGGATGTTGATGTTGGCTTGACCTTCGGGCGGCACAAACGCCAGGATCGCGTCATTGCCCCACACGTCCGAGCTGTTGCCGTCGCCGTCGTCGACGATCGCGTTGCCTACCAGCACCTCCTCGACCCCGAAATACTGCGCGAGCATCGCGTCGGAGACGCGGTCAGAGTTGGTGTGCTGGAAGCGCTGGACGATCTTTCCGTGGTGGCGCAGCTTCGCAGCGACGCGCGCGCCCAAGCTCAGCTTGTTGGCGCGCCGGCCTGTGCGCCCGCGAATCTGCTCCTGAGCATCCTCGACCGCCTTGCCGGGATCGGAGGCATCGTCCGACCACTTAGCCGCGCCGACGAGAGCAAGCTTGTTATTGTTGCCGTAGGTCGCCGGGTTGCGCGCGGCAGTGGCCTGCTGGATCTCGCGCTCGAGCGCGATCACCGCGAACACGGTGTCGACGCCCATCGTGAGCAGGTCGATGCCGGGCACCTCCAGCGCCTCATCCATGTGCTCGACCGGCGTCTTGGCCGCGAGCGCATACTGGCTGAGCTGGACCGGCTTGCCCTCGTAGCCGAAGCTGACCTGGCTGATGCCGCCGCCCGGCGCGCGCCGGATCTGGTAGCGGCGGAAGGCCTCGCGGCCGAACTCGATGCGCTTCGCCGCGCGGGTCGGCATGGTGGCGATCGGCAGCAGGCGGTCGCCGATCAGGCCGGTCTGCTTGTAGCCGCGGCTGTGGTTGGTCAGGATCGGATCGACGACCCGCGCCTGGGAAGTGCTCATGTTCATTAGGTTGCCCTCTGCTCCTCGGTTCACGAAGCGGTCGGGAAGGCCGCTTGGGGAACCGGCGGGAGCGTGTCGGCTCCCGCGCGGGTGTCGGCTCAGATCGCCAGCAGCACCTCGATCACGGCGCCCGCCGCGCCCGCGGCCTGGAGGGCGTAGCCGGCGATCTCGCCGGCGCCCGCCTGCGGGATCGCGCGGCCGTCGGCATCGGTCTTGACCGGGGTCAGCCCCTTGGGCCCGATCGGGATCGCGGCGCCGGCCTCGACCTTGGTGGTGCCGAGCACGTCGACCGGGAAAGCCTCGCCGGCCGCGGCCGGGTTGACCGACACGCCCATCGGCCTGGCGCCCGCGACATCGCACTGCGACCCGTCGAAATCGACGAAGCGCGCGGCGGCTACGGCCGCGGACGCGACGCTGGTGAGGGTGAGGATCGGGGTCTTCTGCATTGGCTTGCCCTTTCGGTTTCCGAAGCGGCCGAGGCGGCGGCTTGAGAAACCGGCGGGGCCGGAGCCCCGCGCGGTCGATCGATCGTGTCAGCCGCCAGCCTGGCGGACCGCGTCGAGGTAGGAGAGGTTCGGATTGCCCTGCTGGAGGGCCAGCGCCTTGCCGTGCAGCTCGAGCGCCTTCGCATCGGCGGTGTAGCCCGGAGGAGCGGCGAAGCTGACGGCCTTGCCCTCTTCTTCCTCCTGCGCGCCCGCGGCCTCGCCGAAGGCGACGATCGCGCCGGCGTTCTCAAACAGCTTGCGGAACGCGGCGGCGGGCGTGAGCTGGCCGTTGCCTTCGCCGAAGTCGGCGGTGGCGGTTGCTTCCAGCGCGTCCATGACGCCGACGACGAGCGCCTTGCCCGCCGGAGCGAGCTTGCCGGCCGCGATCTGCTGCTCGGCAAAGGCCAGGTTGGACGCGTGCAGCGAAGAGCGGATGGTCGCTTCGGCCGATTTTTCCTTGGCGTCGGCGTCGGCCATCTTCTTGTCCGCGGCGGCTTCGCGGGCGGCGATCGCCGCTTCGCGCTCGGCGAAGTCGGTGGTTTGGTCGGTGTCGGGCATTTGAGTCTCCTGGGTGGTTTCGACGGTGACGAGGCCCTGCTCGGCTGCCTCGGCGAAATGGACGATGCCCAGGCCTTTTACCGCCGGCGCGGCGCCGCCGAGAAAGCCGACATGCTTCAGGCTATAGGCGCCGGGGCGGGGATTGGCTGGGTGAGTGGGAGGGTAGAAGCTCGCCGAGACCTTCTTGTAGCGGCCCGCGCGGACGGCTTCGGCAAAGGCGGGCTCGAGCTGATCGACGTCGGCGACGAGCTTGCCCGCCTCGTAGGAAAGACCCTTCACCCAGCCATAGGCAGGCGCGTCGAGCTTGGGATGCCCAACGACGAGCGGCGCCGGATCGCCCGCCGCGTCGTAGCCGTCGGCCGCGGCCTGCAGGTCGGCCTCGGTAAACTCGACATTGGTCCCGTCGACCGCGGTGAAGCGGCCAGGACGGAAGATGTTGATGCGCGGCGAGCTGGCTTGGCTTTGTCCCATGCCGCCTCGATAAGGGCGGCGCGGCGGGCGGCTGCGCTTGCGCTGGCGCAAGGTCGCGCGCGGCAGGGCAACGAATGCTTCTTGTCCGTTCAGGCGCCGGAGCGCAACCGGCCTGCCTGTTGTATCGGCCGCGGTTACAACAGCACCGGGTTGCCCCGCCGCGCCGATCCGGCTGATCTGGCCGCCTCACCGAAATGAGGAGCAAACATGATCGACCTCCACCGCCACTTTGCCCTGCTCGGCGCCTCCCCGCTCCTCCGTCTTCACCGGGCCCATGCTCAGCGGCTCGGGGTGCTCCTCGCGCTGGCCGGGCGACCTGACCGGAGGCGATCGGGACATGCGGACCCGGATTGAGTTCCGGCTGATCGTGATGCTGGTGATCGCCGCTTTGCTGCTCGGGCTGCGCGCCTGCTTCGCACCTTCATCTCAAACCACCCGTGTGCGCCCTGCACAGCGCCGCTGAACCCTGTTTGGAGGCGTCGACGTCCCGGAGGGCCCCGCGGCCCTCAAGACCCGCCCTGGCGGCCTTTTCGGCCGCGCGGCGTGCAGGTCCACCGAATGGCTCGGCCGGCGGCGAGCTGCGCCGCGCCCAGCTCGCGCCCGCCGGCATAGACCAGGGCGACCGGGCGGCCGTAGCGATCGGCGGCCTGGAAGCCCGGCACGCACCGGTCCGCATCGACGACGCGGTAGCGGACGCGGGCTCCGGCGAGGCGGCGCAGCGCGTCCCGGCTGGCGATCGGATCGCCGGGCGCGCAGCGCCGCTTGCGGCATCGGAACTCCGGCGCATCGATCCCAGCCAGGCGCAACGTGACCCCATCGCGGCAGCGGATCTGGTCGCCGTCGTAGACGTAGGCAACGGAGCAGCTGAGCAGGGCGGCGGCGAGGATCATCGGGCGGGCTTAACTCGGGCCGAAGCGGGCGCTAGGCTGATCGGATGACGGAAGGACGACGGTGGCGCTGGCGTGTCAGGCGCCTGAGAGGCGAGGACCTGGTCGGCGAATGGACGTCCAGTCCGCGCGCGGCGCAGGACGACGCCGTCCGCCACGGCATGGCCAAAGACGATCCCGAGCACGGCTTCTTCATGGACGTGTTCACCGGGCTGGAGCAGGAGGGTCCTCAAGATTGAAGCTGCAGGCTTCGCGCACGAGCCTTCTGCTGCTTTCACCTGAGGCGATCGCCCTTTCTCGACCGGCATCGAACTCGTAAGCGTAAAGCTCATTCGCGTCGCGATCTACCGCAGTGGCGCTAGCGGCGGCAAAGCTTCCGGCTCGGCAATCGATCTCTATCCGGCTCGTCAGAATGGCGACTCCGTCAGCTGACGGACGGTCGAACTCGAAGCGCACTGTGATCGCGCGCTCGTGTCCTCGACGCCAGACGCTGGCAGGATCCATGTACACACTGCCCCTCGGCGGGTCGCGGAAGAGCAGCTGCCAATCCGGATTGGCAGTGAACAGCAGAGTCGCGATCAGGATCATATCCGCCTTCCGATCCACACAACACGACCGACGATCTGCATCTCCTCATGCGTGGCCTCAATCGGTGAGACAGCCGGATTGTCGCTGATAAGCTGGAACACACCGCTTGGAAGTCGGCGCACACGCTTAATCATCCCCAGGTCTCCGTAGCCCAGAGCCCATATTCGGTCCTGTTGTCTCACTTCTCGCTCGGCCCGGTTCACCAGGACATCATCATCGTCCATGATGGTCGGCATCATTGAGTCACCGTGGCCACGGGTTAGGAATACATCGGCTTCGCCACCTCTCACTGCACGCGACAGCCAGGAACGTCGGAATGGAACACGACGGTCATGGGTATGCTCATCTGTCACAGAGCCGCCGCCCAGTGCGAAAACGTTGTCGGTTTCGGGAATCATGGTGAGGCCCAAGCTGTCGACGACGAACTTTGTCGACATCCTCGGCAGCGCTGTTTCGTGGTCCTGATCCCCGCGCGGATCGTCGGTCTCGCCAAGCAGGTAGGGCACGCTCGTTTTCAGGACGCGCGCGATCGCGTGAAGATGCTTGGACTTAGCCTCCGGATTTCGGATCAGCGCGTTGATCGTCGGCTGTGTTATTCCCACCGCACGCGCGAGCGACGCCTGGCTATAGCCCTCACCCCGGCCACCCAGCGCTTCCAGCCGCTCCGCTATCCGTTCGCCGATGCTCACGCACGCTGAATAGATTGAGCGTGGCGCTAACACTCTATCGTAGTTCCTATTGACAAGCATAGGCGCTTCTATAGTTTGGCTGTCGTGGATGCACACGAAGCCTTACTCGAAGCCACAAAACGCGCTGGAGGTCAGTCGGCTGTCGCCCGCCTGTGTGGCAAAGCGCAGCCGACGGTCTGGGCGTGGCTGCACAGAAGCAAGCGCCTCCCTGCCGAGCACGTCCTTGCTCTTGAAGCGGCGACTGGCGTGTCGCGGCACGTTCTTCGTCCAGACATTTACCCGCTCGAGCTCGCGTCATGACGGAGAGTTTGGACCAACTGTTGGATCGGGCCAACGATTATCGCGACGCTGTCTCAATTTGGGCTGGCCGCGGTCTCGGCACGGTCGAAGCTGATCTGATTGCTGCTCGGTTCGCCCCGCTGTCGGGTGCACAGGTCCGAGAGGCCCATGCCAAATGGGTCTACGGTTCGGATCATGTTCGCGAGGATTTCGCGTCGTTTCAGGACTACCTCCGGCACGTTTTGCGGCGTAAATACGCCGAAGCTGAGCGTCGCGCCCTGCAGCGCGCGATCGAGACGAACCCGTTCACAATTCCTCAGGCGATCGCCACCGCCGAGGCGTTCGGCATCGCAATTGACGCGCTCCCGGTCGGCAAGGACATCCGGACGCGGCTGAAGAGCCATCTCGACGCGCACATCGCTACTTTGCAGGCCTTGGTCGACGGCAGCGCGCATAGATGAGCCCGTCTCCCGCCACTCATCTCAGCGCGGCCGACCTGGCCTTGCTCAACCTGCCCGGCCTGCCGACGAGCAAGCGCAAGGTCAACGAGCGCGCCGCCCGCGAAGGCTGGAGCTTCGTCGAGCGGGTCGGCCGTGGCGGCGGGCGGCTTTACGCGATCGCCGACCTGCCGGAAGCTGCGCGGCGCGCGTTCCAGGCGCGCGTCGAACGGCGCGTGCCCGCCAACCTCCGCCCGGTCGGCCGTCCCGCCGGCACCGATTTCTTCACCCGCCACCCGGACGTCGCCGACGCGGTCGAGGCGATCCTCGCCGAACGATCGCTCGCCGCGATGCGCGTCCTCGAACTGCTCTCGCAGCGTTTCGCCCGGCTGCCCTCGCGCCGGACATTGGCGCGCTTCATCGACAAGCTCGAGACCGACAAGAAGGCGCTGCTCGCGAGCGTGCGCGATCCCGACAGCTTCAAGTCGCGCTACAAGGTCGCGCTCGGCCGCGCCGACGGCTCGGTGACGCACGCCCACCAGGTGTGGGAGCTCGACACCACCAAGGTCGACGTGCTGACCAAGGGCGGGCGCGTCTCCGTCCTGGGCGTGATCGACCGCTGGTCGCGCCGCGCGCGCTTCCTGGTCGCGCCGTCCGAGTCCGGTCAGTCCGTCCGGCGCCTGCTGATCGACACGATCGCGGCCTGGGGCGTGATGCCCGACGCGGTCGCGACCGACAACGGCTCTGGCTACATCAACGCCTCGATCGCCTCCGCGCTCGAAACGCTCGGCATCCGCCACATCCGCTGCCTGCCCGGCTCGCCGGAGCGCAAGCCGTACGTCGAGCGCCTGTTCGGCACCTGGACGCGCGAGCGCGCCGCCCTGCTTCCCGGTTTCGCCGGCCACAATGTCGCCCAGGCGCAGCAGCTGCGGGGCAAGGCCAAGAAGGAAACCGGCCGCGCCGTGGTGGTGCCTGAACTCACCGGTCCCGAGCTGCAGGAAATCCTGACCGCCTGGACCGACGGCACCTACCACCAGCGCACCCATTCCAGCATCGGCACCAGCCCGATGCGCCGCTGGCTGAGCTCGCCGGTCCCGGCCCGCGCCGCGCCCGCCGCCGACGTGCTCAAGATCGCACTCTCCAGGAAGCTCGGAACCGCCGTCGTCGGCAAGCGCGGCATCCAGTGGAAAGGCGGGCGCTACTGGGCGGCCGCGCTGGTCCCGCACATGGGCCGGCCGGTCACCATCCGGATCGACGAGGACGATCTCGGCGCGCTGTTCGTGTTCGACGGCGAGGGTCGCTTCGTCGACACCGCCGTCAACGCCGAGCGCGCCGGCCTCAGCGAAGAGGCTTTCGCCCGCGCGGCCGATCTCCACCAGCGCGCTTGGATGAAGGAACATCGCGCCGAGCTGCGCGCCAAGCAGCGCGCCTTCTCGTTCGAGGACGCGCGCGACCAGCTGCTGCGCCACGAGGCCGAGGCCGCGGGCAAACTCCGCTACCTGCCGACCGCGACGACCCGGTCGACGACGCCCCAGCTCGACAGCATCGCCCAGGCGCCCGCGCCCGCGACGCCGAGCGCGGCGCGGCTGGAGGAAGCGGCGCGGCGATCGGTCCCTACGCCCCGCCCGGCCGAGCTGAACGTCGCGGAACGGGTGGCGGCAGCCGACCGGGTGATCGACGCCGCCGATCGCGGCGCCCCGGTCGATCCCGACGAACTCCGCCGCGCCCGGCTGTTCGCGACCACCACCGCCTACCGGGCCGAGAAGATCGTCGGCGGGCATTTCGGCGCGAGCAACCCGGTCCACCACGACGTCAGGAGGCAATCCGCATGAACGACCTTTCCTTCCAGCAACGGCTCGACTTCGGGCAGCGCCCGCCGCCCGGCCCGGCCCAGCTCACCAACATGAACCTGGCGCTGCGCACCTATCTCGATTGCGCCGAGGCCGGAGCGGGCCTGCCGCGGATCGGCCTGCTCTACGGGCCCTCGGGCTACGGCAAAACGGTGGCGATGGGTTTCACCGCCCAGCGCGCCGACGCGGCCTACCTCGAAGCCAAGTCTATCTGGACGCAGCGCTCGCTGCTCGAGGCGATCGCCGAGGAGATCGGCATTCGGTCGCTGGCGCGCAGCGGCCCGCTGATCCTCGGCCAGATCATCGACCAGCTCAACCGCGAGCCGCGCGGCCTGATCTTCGACGAGATGGATCATCTGGTCCGCAAGCAACACGTCGAGATCATCCGCGACATTCACGACGCGACGACCGTCCCGATCCTGCTGGTCGGAGAGGAAGCACTCCCTTCGAAGCTCAAGGCCTGGGAACGCTTCCACAATCGCATTCTGGTCGCCACCGCCGCCCAGCCCGCGACCGAGGACGACGCCCGCAAGCTCCACGGCCATTATTGCCCGCGCGTCGCGATGAACGACGACCTTATCCGCGAGATCGTCCGTGTCTGCCGCCGCGTGACGCGCCGGATTGTGGTCTGCCTCAAGGATGCCGAGCGCTGCGCGGCCGAGCAGGGCGTCGACGCGATCAACCTCGCCTGGTGGGGAGCACGGCCGTTCGCGACCGGCGACGTCCCTGTTCGCCGACTTGCCGCCTGACAGGATCAGCTCAGTGGCGTCCCAGCACATCTATTCCAACCACGCCGCGACCGGCGAATGCGCGGGTTCTCTCTGGACGGCGCTGCGCGCGGCCGGGGAGCCGCGTACCGTCGCGGAGCTGCACGGCTCCAGCCGGGCGCACCCGACCGCGATCCGCAACCGGCTCGCCCGCTGGCAGCGCTGCGGCTTCGTCACCGTCGAGGAGCCGCAGCCACCGCGCTACCGCATCCACCCGGAGGCGGTGCACCTGGTCGAACCGCCCGCGCCGGGTAGCCTCGCCGACATAGTTTGGGCGGCGCTGCGGCGGATCGGCCGGCCCGCGACGGTCGCCGAGCTTGTTGCTGCGACCGGCGCGTCTGACCGTGCCGTTTATTGCCGGATCAACCGCTGGTGGGACCAGTGCTTCGTGCAGCGCGTCCCAGGCGTTCCGCGCCGCTACGCCCTTGCCCCGAACGCGCCCGAGGGCACGGCGCCGCCGCCGGTCAGTGGAGCCGGCCTGGTCGTCGCGCCGCGGCCCCGCGGTGCGCGCGCCCGCATGTGGACGGCGATCCGGGTGATGCGGACATTCGACGTGCCGGCGCTGATCATGACCGCGGAGGTCACCCGGCGCGCCTGCGACGAGTTCCTTAACCTGCTCGTCCGCGCCGGCTACGTCCGCTGCACCCACAATTTCAAGGATCGCTCGGGGCAGCTCCCGACACGCGACTGGTCGACTTACCAGCTGCTCCGCAACACCGGCCCGAAACACCCGACCTTTTCCAAGTTCAAGGGCAAGACCGCCGCCCGCTTCCTCACCGATCACAACAACGGCACCTCGGTCGAGCTGGCCTCACGGGTGCCGCCGCGCGCTCGCGGAGGTAACCATGTTTCTTAACCAAAGTGGCGCCACCAACCTCGATCGCGCCGCCGCCGCCTGGGGCGCCGAGATGCCGCGCTGGGTGCGGCTGCTCGCCAGCGCCTGCGACACGGCCAGCCAGAAGTTCGTCGCCGATCGGCTCGGCAAGTCGGGCGGCTACGTCTCGCGCCTGGTGAACCGCAGCTACGCCGGCAGCTACGAGGAAGCCGAGAAGCTGGTGCGCGCCGCTTATGGCGACGAGGACGTCGCCTGCCCGCTCTGGGGCGCGATCCCGCTCGCCAGCTGCATCCGCAACCGCCGCCGCAAGGGCCCGCCGCGCAACGCGCTGCACCATGCCCACGCGGCGACCTGCCCGACCTGCCCCAACAATTCGGACCGCGCCACGACCGGCGCAACAGAGGAGGATTGAATGCCCGTTTCACAAGACCTGCAAACCGTGATCAGCCGCGTTGGCGCCGCCATCGTCGCTCGCAAGACCTATGGCCGCGCCGAGCTTGGCCGGCTTCAACGCGAACTCGCCGGGATCCGCGACGAGGCGCTCGACGCCGAGGTTGCTGCACCCGCCAAGCCTCGGGCGGCGGCAGGATGAACGTTCGTCTCGACAGCGGAAGGGGACGGCATTGAGTGCCCCGCTCGCGCGCCCCGATCGCGCTTCGCCGCTTGCGGCTCCATCGGGAAGCGATGCAGCTCGCTTTGGCCGAGGGGCTCAACCTGGACGAGGCGCGCTGGCGACTCATCTCGAGGCGTTGGGCCGCACCGTCGCCGACATCGACGCCGAGTTCGGACCCGCCATCCGACCTATGGTGGCAGCGATGGTGAGCGGGTACCACCAGCTCGAAGCCCGGCTTGCCAAGATCGAGCTTCGCCAGGCCGGCGTGCGCAACCTCGCCCGCGAGGGCAGGATTGCCGCGATCGTCGCCGACGCGGCCGCGCTCGGCGGCTGCTCGACAGACGAAATCCTGTCCCCGGCGCGCCACCAGGAGCTGTTCCGAACCCGCGCGGCAATCGCCTGGGCGGCGCGCGAGACGACCGGCCACAGCCAGCTCCGCATCGCCCGCGCACTCGGCCGCCACCACACCAGCATCATGAACCAGCTCCGCCGTGCCGAGGCGCTGCGCGAAAGCGACCCTGAGTTCCGCTGGCTCGCCGACCGCCTGGTCGAAGCCGCCGGCCGGAGGGCAGCGTGACGCCCGATCAGATCCAGTTGCTCGACTTCATCCGCTCCGAGATCGAGCTTCGCGGCACGGCGCCAAGCTACACGCGCCTGGCCGACGTGTTCGGCTGCCGCGGACGGGGCGGGATGCACGACCGCGTCAGCCGCCTGGTGGAGGCCGGGCAGCTCGTCCGCGAGCGCGGCCGCATCCGGCTGCCGGGCGTGCCGAACCTCGCCGCGGTGCCGATCGGCGCGCTCCGCGCCGAGATCGCGCGGCGGGAGCGGGCCGGTGGCTAAGGCGTTCGGCGCCACCGCCGCGCGGGCGATCCGGACGGCGTCGGGCAAGGCCGACAGCCGAGGAAAGATGATCGCCGCCGCGCGCGCCGCCGCCAAGCGGCTCGGCCTCGCCGACGA